CGTTAGTGTCCCCCGCTCACAGGGTCACCACCCAATTTTCTCAAGATCCCTAAATACAACCCAGCTGCTCATGACAGCTCTCTTGTACAAAATCTCAGTACTAATCGGATAGTGGGCGCGCCGAAGCGCGACTTCACAGTGTGACCACAGCGGTAGCAAGAACTCTCCAAACACGTGGTGTGTGCCCAGAATGAACTTACATGCTGCTGTGATAGCAGCAACAAATGCAACCCCATGAATTAACACGAGGATGAACTTACATGCTGCTGTTTGGACAGCAAGACTGCGAGTAGAAGTCGTCGACAATGGACAACATACGAAGCATCTAGGCGTTGTCGACCCTAGCAATATGTTGCAAAACAGGATCGTCACAAATTGTGCCGACCTTCTGCCGTTTAAGTAATGCAACAAGTTCGTCTACTTGACCAGAAGATATACCATAATGATGATCATAGTACATATAAACGTCGTGGGGAACAGTAGATGCAGTGCCGTCAAGACGCTGCTTGTGCTCCAAGTGAAACTCGTTTATAACCTTACCACTTCGATTCAATCCAGCACCCAAGCCCACAGCTAATGCACCCATTAAAGGGTCCACTTTACCGTAGAACTCGAGTGTCGAAACAATTCCAAGTAGCCAGGCCAACTGGTTATCAGCCGTTCGCAAGTGCATATCACAAGCGATCTTGGACAACAAACGCCCCGGTTTCGGAAACAGGACGTAAGTGTCACCACAGGGATAGAATCTGCCTGAACAGAAACCTACATCCAAGGGATCGTTGGTAAGGGAAGCTTCAACCTCCATACCGAGTGACGTGTATTGCGCGAGAATGCCATCCAGGCCTCCGAGTCGATTGATCTCTCCTCGGGTAGTGACAGTGACACTATCATCGCCGCAAATAATCGATATCCACGGGCGACCAACGCCGTGAATATACGTTTTCATTGCTGCATTAATAAGTGTGTCACCAACACTAGTGTCAGGCCAACCAGACTGCATAGTGAATGGGATTTTGTAGCGGGTGCCCAGCGAAGACGTTCCCCTGCTCTCCCCGTAACGATGAAGTAGTCGTTGGACACGCTTCGAAAGTTTCTTGTGGTACAGGGTGTTGAGGAACTTAAACGGACCTTCTGTTAAGTGCAAATCAAACCGACTCTGATCATCTTCAAGGAACAAGATCTCATAGTCCTTTGGATTACTATAGCCAGCAAGGAGCGCCGACTCCTCGATTGCACCTATGGAACGTTTAAAACATTCGCCGATCTGTTCGTTAGATCTGCCGCAAGTATACACAATGTGCTTACCTTGTGCCACTTCAGCTGCAGTGAAGCGGTTAGGTCCAATACTTTCTTTCACCCTCTTGGTCCAACGTCTCAAAGTCGGACCAACACAGGCTGAAAGTTGTATAGGGCACCCCTGAATAAATCGAGGGTCCTTAAAACAGATGTCATCCTCAAACTTCGGTGCAATCTCTCTTTTGATGAAGCTCTTGGCTCCAATTGAGACGCGACAGTTGTTGACGGGTTCATCATCCATATTAAGTACTGTGTTAAGCAGCTCATCACGCCTACGGGGCGGGAAAGTTGCACACCAAGCTTCAAACTCCATTGGTTTATCAGACTCAGGGATTAAATCAATCAGACTTGTTACGGCCTTAAATAATTTCATCC